ATTCGCCGAGTTGATTGTTCAACGAACATTGGCGATTGTTGACGCACACACTGAGATTTTCCAGAGCGATGAAGCAAGGGCCATGGTTGAACATATCAAACATTCTGTGAAAACTGATTTCGGAGTTAAATGATGAATCAACGTTTGACAGAATTATATCGCTCCTGCAGAACCAAAGAGGCACTAGCAAGCCAGGATGCATATACATCAGCTGATGTGCTAATAGGTACCGAGGTTGCTAAGTTTGCTGAGTTAATTGTTCGGGAATGTTGCGATGTATTTGTAGAACTTAGAACTCGTCCTGCTGATTTGGCAGTAAAGGATGTAAAGAAACATTTCGGAGTTGAATGATGCCACAAATTAACGGAATAGAGGTGCCAGCCCCGATAACGGCACCATTAGAAAATGGTGCCGAGTACTGGACACTAGGACTAGGAAGATGGACTTGGTGGGGTACAACACACGACTTTTCTTGCTATAAAGAAGGCATATGGGAAACCGAGCAAGAAGTTTGGAAAGTGCGTTCTGCTATTAGGACAGCGTTGGGAGTTGACGCATGAGCATTTGGTTCTTTTTAAATGTGTTCTTTGCCTGGCTTATGATAGTGTGGGCACGTAAAGATTTTGAAAACGGGCGTCCGGCAATGGGGTGGATCAGCATTGTACTCAGTGCATGGAATGCCGCAACAGCCGCAACTTATATTTTTTAAGTTTTCCTAGAGCATTTAAACGGTTGGCTCCGGCTCTAGGCTTTATACAGGTACCCCTAAAAAGGTACCTGTTTTTTTGACTTTGTGCAGTTAAAAGTATAATATATAATACATGCCCTTCTGTTATTCTCCCTGGACCAATTTGGACATCAGTCCGCGAGGAAATATCTCGCCCTGTTGCAAATTCCAAATGGACAAATACAATCAAAAATTCAATATTCAGCAAAACACTCTAGACAGTTATATTAATAGTTCTTTTTTGGAAGAAATCAAACAGGATTTTAAAAACAACAATTGGCCACGCGGCTGCGAACGCTGTGAAATCGAAGAACAAAACAAAATATCAAGCAAACGGCAATTGGATTTTGAACGGTGGGAAGATCAATACAAACAATATCAGTTGGATAGCAATCAGTTGATTACAGCAAGTATTGCGTTTGGTAATACCTGCAATCTCAAATGCATCACGTGTAATCCAAGTAGCAGTAGCAAGTGGCAACAAGAATACAAAAAAATCTACAATATCAATATTGATAATGTGCGTTTTTATCGAGATGATTTTGTTGAAAAATTTATTGAGCTGGCCCCAAATATTGTGCATTTTGACATACCCGGTGGCGAACCTTTTTTGAGTGGGGTTCCGGAACAGCACAGGCTACTAAAACACTACATATCATCTGGTCAAGCAAAAACTATCACACTTCATTATACAACCAACGCAACAATATTTCCTGACCAAGAATGGTGGGATTTGTGGCAACATTTCAAAGAGATTGACTTGCAACTCAGCATTGATGGAGTAGGTGCCAGATATGAATACATTCGATATCCAGGCGAATGGCACACTCTAGTTTCGAATGTTGCTGAATACCAAGCTCAACAAGCTAAAAATTTTAAACTAAGCGTTAGTCACACTGTGAGTGCATACAATATCTATTATCTTGACGAATTTTTTGCATGGTGTTACAATCAAAAATTGCCCCGGCCCTGGTTGGGCCGAGTGCATAATCCTGTGCATATGAGGCCATCTGTTTGGCCCGTTTCTGTTAGAAACATTATTATTGAGCAACTGTTGGCAAGTCAATTTGATGATGTACGAGTGTGGGGCGAGCTAATGCAAAACTCAGATGATAGCAAACATTTTGAAACGTTTAAAACAAAACTAATGCAACACGATCTGTATCGAAATTTAAATTTTAAAAATATCTTTCCGGAATTAGCACCTTACATATGAAACAAGCAACAATAATCATCCGAGACGAAGTCAATATCAAGATCGAAGGACTTGATCTAGACTGCCGTAAAAAACTAGTCAACACATTCAAATACGAAATCCCCGGAGCTCGTTATCAACCTGCAGTACGTCTGGGACGATGGGACGGCAAGGTGGCCTACTTTCAGTTAGGTGGCAGTACCTATGTGAATCTCTTGCCTGAGATCATTCCCATCCTTGAACAGTACGATTATGATATTGAACTAGACGACCAACGTGATTATTCAAACTTGTTTGAGTTTGAGGCCATGCAAGAAGACACTTTCAAAGATACCTTGTGGCCCGAAGGGCATCCAATGGTGGGACAGCCGGTTCAGTTGCGTGACTATCAAGTGGAAATCGTCAACAACTATCTACAAAATCCACAGTGCATACAAGAAGTGGCCACAGGTGCAGGCAAAACGCTAATGACTGCGGCCCTGAGTTGGAACGTACAAAAGTATGGTCGCAGTATTGTTATTGTGCCCAACAAAGATCTTGTACGACAGACCGAGCGAGACTATCGCAATCTAGGCCTGGATGTGGGCGTGTACTTTGGCGACAGAAAAGAACTAGGCAAAACACACACTATTTGCACCTGGCAGAGTCTGAACGTGTTGATGAAGAATACTGCAAGCGGCACAGCAGACTATACCATTCAAGACTTTATTCAAGATGTGGTATGTGTTATTGTAGACGAAGTACACATGGCCAAAGCCGATGCACTGAAATCACTGCTAACTGGTGTTATGGCTAGAGTGCCAATTCGATGGGGACTCACAGGTACAGTGCCTAAAGAAAAGTTTGAAAGCCAGAGCTTGTTGGTGAGCTTGGGTCCCGTTATTAGCAAACTTTCAGCCAGCGAACTGCAGGATCGAGGCGTGTTGGCACAGTGCCATGTGAACATTGTGCAACTGTTGGACCATGTGGAGTTCTCAAACTATCAGAGTGAACTCAAATACCTGCTGGAAGAAAAAGGCAGGCTTGATGCCATGGCCGGACTTATTCTGCAGATCAATGAAACTGGCAACACCTTGGTGCTAGTAGATCGCGTGGCAGCAGGCACTGAGCTGGTGTCTAGATTAGGCGAACGAGCAGTGTTTGTATCAGGCGCAACCAAAGGATCCAAAAGGCAGGAAGAATATGATGAAGTGGCCAGTGCAACAGACAAAATCATTGTGGCAACATATGGAGTTGCTGCTGTGGGTATCAATATACCTAGGATCTTTAACTTGGTTTTGGTCGAACCTGGAAAAAGTTTTGTTAGGGTTATACAGAGTATCGGGCGGGGCATCCGCAAAGCTGAAGACAAAGACCACGTGCAAATCTGGGATGTGACAAGTACCTGTAAGTTTGCCAAGCGCCACCTGACCAAACGCAAACAGTTCTACAAAGAAGCCAACTATCCGTTTACCGCGGAAAAGTTAGACTGGATGAAGATTGTATGAGTCGTGATTTTTTCAAAGACGACGGAGTGTTTTTGCCCATGTTGAATGATACAGGGCGTAACACTTTTTATAAAAATGCATTAGCAATTGCAGCACCGGGCCGAACAGTCTGTGACATTGGCGCCGGTACTGGGTTTTTAAGTGTGTTGGCTGTGCAGGCAGGCGCTAGTAAAGTTATTGCAGTAGAACAGGATGCTGCCAGATGCAAATACCTTGAGAAAAACATCAGACAAGTCGGACTTGACAATCGAGTACAAGTAATTCATGGCAATTTCTTGGACCTTGATATCCCAGCTGATGTGTATGTTAGCGAAACAATTAACACACAGATATTTGGCGAAAACATGGCGGCACTGAGTAATCATGCACAGCAGTATAAGGGAGAATTTATTCCTGGCTGTTTTAAAATCTGGGCAGAAGTATACCAAGCGCATCCAATTTTTACTCTAGATCTTTCCCGAAGCGAGGCCTATGATTTCTCACCAGGCATTGACATTGATTTAAATTTTGCGTCAACAATCAATCAAGACTTTTTGTCACAATACAATCTTCAAGAAACCGTATATCGTGCCAACCAACTGAATAAATTGTTTCCTATGCTAAAGAATTTTACAGATATACAGTTGTTATCTCGCGGCACTACTGAATCAATTGTGGTAGATCTAAACACTATAATTGACCAAGAAAATATTCAGTTGACAGTGCCTGGCAGCTTAATTCAAAATGACCATGACATGGTAGTGATCAAATGGCAAGCAGAATACAAAACTGTGAGCCTTGCACACGATCAATGTTGGTTTGGGAACGTAGCAAAAAACATAAGACGTCAATTCAAAACACAAGACGATATTGTATTCAAATATGACCCGTTGATACGAGATTGGCGTCTAAGGTATTGACACCTTGCAAAAATTAATATAAAATAAACTATGAGAATTTTAACCCTAGACAACCAATACTACGACCTCGATCATCTTCCAGAAGAAGTTGATGATATGCGATTTGCTATCCTAGATAACTCAAATCCACAAGAACCAGACTATCATTTTATCCCATTGATATTTTTAGAAAGTTTCAATGCTCCTGCCCTGGTCCTGCGCATTGGTAACGCCACAATCAAGATGCCCATGGACTGGCAGATCTTGATCGGAGAACCAGATGTAGGTGATCTTGAAGTTCTGCCACTAACATCGATCAACGATCGCGGATTTCGGGTGTTTCAGTTTAACCCACTCACTAGCTATCGCCCTAGTTTTCCAGATATCGAAATCCTAGATGTATATCACGAAGTTAACTGGTATGCACCCAAGCTGAAAAACGGACAAATGCTGGCCGTGCCACTCAACGACGACGCCGAACCAGACTGCGTTTACTTTGTAAAAGACGTTAGTCGTAACTGTGAAATTGTAGACTACAACAAGGCGTGGTAATGGCAACTTATACAGAATCTGAAATGTTTGAAACCTTGGATAGGTTGGTAAAATTTTATCTTGAAAGTTGGCCCAACGATCGTGAGCAATTAGAAAGATTTCTGCGCTGGGCATATAACCAATACGGATACACTTATGGGAACACTTAATCCTGGTGCAACATTGATTTATGAGCGTGTAGCAGGCTCAGTCTTTGCTCGCGAGTTTGGCAAAAGCGAACGCAAATTAGTAGGGTACGCCACTGATCTTAGCCCCGAAATAGAAATGATTCGCAGCGAAATAAACCAGGTGTTATTGATGTGCGAGTCTGACCCGGCCATGCGAGAGTTGCTAGAGCAGTTGTTTGTGTTATATAATTTAAAGAAAAATCATGAGTGACAAACTAAACATCGGCAACGAAATGCGTCAACTAGATCTCAAAAACCGTGACTTTTACGACAGCTTGGATCGTGACGAACGCAAAAAGTTCAGCACATTCTTGATGTTGCGTTGGTCTAGTGCCATCGAAGGGTCCAGAGAACTTCAAGAATACTATGTGCAAAGCTGCAATCATTACTTGAACAAGCGATTCTTTGATATTAGTCGACATCCTAAACTGCAATGGCTGTGTGCTACAGCGGTGAGTCCAGGCATGGGCGCACCCCGCCACAATTGGATTGCTCCCAAAAAGAAAGAAGCCGGAGCCAGCGCCAAACGCAAAGCCTTGCAAGAAATCTACCCCACTTACAAAGATGACGAGATTGACGTCATGATGCAGATTGTGACACAGAAAGAAATTGACACCTACTTTAAAAATGCAGGCTACGACAAAAAATGATCCAGCAGTTAGTAGTAAACGGATGCAGCTACATGGAAATGTATGCATCGGGTCAAGGACACATAGACCTAGCTCAACAGCTGGACATTCCTGTTGCTACAAGTTTAGCCATTGGCGGTAGTGCCAACTCTCGAATCATACGATCTACACTCAAACACAGTTATCAAGCTACTGTACCTACTTTTTACCTGTTGGGCATGACTTTCCTCAGCAGACTAGAGTGGCCTATACTATATCAAGATCCTAATAGAGATTTTGAAGGTGCGTGGACCAATCCGCAAAATCAACAGTTTAAATCCCAATGGGTCCCGCATTGGACCGAACGTGATACTGAGCGATGGATCGAACTCAAACTCAAGAGTGAAATGTACAGTATTGTTGATCGACTCGAAGACTTAATGTATCGCATGCTGAGTCTACAGGCTAGTCTTGAAAGTCGTGGTCATCGTGTGTTAATGTACCAACAAGCAGACAACATCTACCAAGAATATCTTGATAACCCACAGTTGGCATTGTTTAAAAACAATCCAAACATCAAAGATGGATTTGAGTGGCGGGCTATAGCTTGGCAGCATGGGCACGATGTAGCCAAAGTGACTTACCCAGAGGGTAATCAATATGTACCCCCAGACATGACTCATCCTATGCCCGGTCATCACCTAATGATCAATACGCATTTGACACATTACATCAAACAAAGTAAAATACTAGCATGACGTATCGCTGCGAGTACTGTAAAAAAGATTTTGTAAAAGAAACCACGTTGGAAGCGCACATGTGTGAGCCCAAGCGCAGAGCATTACAACAGAATGAACCGGGGGTACGACTGGGTTTTCAAGCCTATGTAAAGTTTTATGCCACAGTGTCAGGATCTGCCAAGCCCAAAACCTATGAAGATTTTGCTGGTAGTGCATACTACAAAGCCTTTGTAAAGTTTGGTAGATACTGTGTAGACACTCGTGCAATCAATCCTGGCCAGTTTATGACCTGGCTGTTAAAAACGCAAAAAAAGATTGACTACTGGTGCAGTGACAAAATCTACACAGAATACTTGATGGATTATTTAAAGCTAGAAGCAGTCGACGATGCCCTAGCTAGGGCTATTGAATACAGTATGGACTGGGAAGAAAAAACTGGGCACCCGGCTAGGGATTGTTTAAGATATGGCAATACCAATGCCACGTGCTATGCAGTGGTGTCTGGGCGTATAAGTCCTTGGGTAATTTATAATTCGGAGTCTGGACAAAAGTTTTTGAGCAGTTTGGACTCTACGCAAGTGTCTATGATATGGCCTTACATTGATTCAGACATATGGCAGAAAAAGTTTGCAGAATATGCAAACGATCAGCTATATGCACAAGAAATATTAACAAGAGCAGGATGGTAACGTGATCAAAGGTATTACAAACGGATACGGAATACACATTTCGGGAGGCAGTTATAGTACTCCTTATATTGACATGAGTAGACCTAGCGCAGGCATGACACGCTATAACGGTACTAACCTTGAAGTGTACGACGGTAGTACATGGCTAACTATTTCTAGCACTTTCCCGCAGATTGAATTAGACAATTTAGCCATGGAAGCTATTGAGTGGGTACGCCGCAAAATGGAACAAGAAAAGCGGATGTTAGCACTAGCAGAAAAGCATCCAGCAGTTGCTGACGCAATGGCAACACTCAAAGAAGCAGAAGAAAAACTAGCAGTAGTAGTGGCATTGGCCGACGTATGAGCGCAGATATTGACATTGACCTCCCAGACCGCGAGCAGTTGTTGAAACTGATTCAACATGTACCTGCACGGTTGGAAGTCGATGGTCGACCGCGCAAGCACAACTCGGGTGTGTACATAACAGACATTCCACAGGATCCCATTAACGGTTGTGCTGCAATTGATTATGAAGCAGCAGAACAACGTGGCTATTTTAAATTAGATCTGTTGAACATGAGCGTGTATCAGCAAATACGTGACCCTGAGCACTATGAACAGCTATTAGCACAAGAGCCAAATTGGTCTAGGCTATGGCAAGATCCTACCTGGGCACAACAACTTGTTCACATAGGAAATTATACAGAATTACTAGCAGCAATGAAGCCTGATTCTATCCCGCGTATGGCTGCATTTATTTCAATTATTCGTCCAGGAAAAGCACACTTACAACGGCGTCCTTGGGCAGAAGTATTTGCTGGCGTATGGGATGGAGACGCAAGTCGCGGTTTTGTGTTTAAAAAATCACATGCTATTTCCTATGCAATGCTAGTTGCACTGCACATGAATATTCTTAGTCAACCCGTCGCACAAGAGTGATACTCTTGCGTTTGCTCTTTTTTCTAGCAATGTCCATGAGACTGCACACAGGTCCGTGTAATATTTCTAAATCTTTGTTGGCAAATGTTTTTAGTGTGCTGCGAAACGTGTCCCACTCTTGACGCAGGAATATGTTGATAGGAATACTGCGGTTGCTTTCCCACCACCAAGTGCTGGCCAACTCTAAAAACAACAGCTTGTCCTCTTGACTTAATACGGCACCAAAGTCGTAGATGGTTGTCACAGCGTCATCTCTGTTTTGCACAACTCCTACATACTCTTGGTTGGCGTAAACGCACAAGGTAATAAAAGGGTACTTCTCTGTTAGTTTTTCGAATATATTGTTGCCCATCAGGGTTATTTATAACCGGATAAATAGAGCTATGTATTCCACCACCGTTTATCTTTATCAACAAATTACCCGAGTATTATTGGTCGACACCAACGGTGGCTATTTTACAGCGAGGTACGATCCAGTGTATGCAAAATCCCTAACCATTAACAAAGGTGTTGATAATGTTCTTTTGTTTGAATTCATCAACCAAGACCAAAAACCTGTAAACATCACAGGCAGTACATTTGTTTTCCGTGTGATCAGTCAAAACGGCACTGAGCTGTTGGTACAAAAAGACTGCGAAGTACTCAGTGCAAGTACCGGGCGAGTCAAGGTGGTGTTAGAGACCGAAGACACTATTAACTTGCAAGCACAACCGGCTAGCTACAGTATTGAGCGCACTTCAGGCAACTATGTACAGGCGGTATACGTGGACGCTAACTCGCAAGCCCGAGCTGACTGCAACATTGTGGACTCTGTTAAGCCACAGTTTGTGCCCAGCGTAGAAGTTACTATTCCAGACATGTACGGCAAAAATCAGTTTGTGGGCACTGCACCTAGTGCGTTCCCAGACTGGGCACTAAATCCGCAGCCAATCAACAGCATTCAACAAACAGAATTCTACAGCAGCTACATGGAAACAACTGGCGCTGCATTTACCACCATCAAGTTTGACTTGGTGCACTTTACTGGTGCTATCAAAGTACAAGCCGCTCAGAACTATGAGTCAGTTTGGTATGATGTAAGTGAGGCCAGAGAATATTTGGATGACACCATAAGTGATCATTTTAACATTGTGGGGTACCATCCTTTGCTGCGCCTGGCCCTGAACAACTCAATCGGATATGGTGCATCGGCTTCGGTCACAGTGGTAGATGGTGTAGTAACAGCAGTTACTCTAAACAATCCAGGTCAGTACTACGAAGCAGCTCCTTATGTTCAGATTCTGGGTAATGGTGCAGGGGCTACAGCAGAAGCAGTGTTGGGTTCAGGCGGCACTATTAGTGGAGTCAACGTGATCACTGGCGGTTCTGGATATTTGCCGGTCCAATTCCAAGGCGGAGTAAGTGCAACGGCATTTTTCAGCAACGGCAAGATTGAAAACGTTCAATATCGTTGATATTCCATGACTAATCTGCTACAATATGCAGATGCTTGATATTCTTCAATACTTGCCCGCAAAACGCAAGTCTAGTCCTAGTGGGTGGATGAGCTTTAATGCGCCCTGCTGCCAACACCTCGGACACAGTCCGGATCGCAGACAGCGTGGCGGAATTAAATCAACTGAAGGTGGCTGGAGTTATCATTGTTTTAATTGCCGTTTTACCGCTAGTTTCATACTAGGCAAGCCGGTAAGTTACAAGGCTAAAAAATTACTAGGTTGGTTAGGTGCACCCGAAAATGAAATTGAAGCTCTTAATCTTGAAAGTTTGCGTCATCGCAGCATACATGGTATTATTGATGATCGCAAGCGTGTAGCGGACATAATACAAGGTATTACATTTAACGAACTAGATGACATGCCACCGGGCAGCGAATTAATTACACCAGAGTTGCCATTGTATTGGGATTACATCAGGGCTAGACACGTGCCTGAAGACTTTCCGGCACTAACTGCTATTCGAAACGATGGCGTTCATTGGGTTAGGCCACATGTGACTATACCATTTACATACGATGGTAAGATGGTAGGATGGACTGCTAGATTTTTAGATGGCAAGAGTCCCAAGTATATTAACCATAGTCAACCTGGCTATGTGTTTGGCATAGATCAACAGCCAGCAGACTGGCAGTACGTGATTGTAGCCGAAGGTATCTTTGATGCACTTAGCATCGGTGGATTAGCATTAATGCACAACGAAATCAACGACGCCCAGGCTAAACTAATACGCAGTCTAGATAGACAAATTATTGTTGTGCCCGATCAAGACAAACCAGGATTAGAGTTAGTTGATCGTGCTGTGGAATTAGGTTGGTCAGTTAGTATGCCCGATTGGGAAGATTGCAAAGATATCAATGATGCAGTTATGAAATACGGACGCTTGGGTACACTGCTAACTATATTACAAGCACGAGAAACCAGCAAAATTAAAATAGAATTAAGGAAGAAACAACTTGTTAAAAGACTACGGGGTTGATGTACAGAAACTGTTCTTGGAAATGATGTTGCAGGATGCCACAAGCTATGTGCGTGTTCAAAACATCTACAATCCAGACAACTTTGATCGCAGTATCAGAGCAGCAGCTGAGTTTATCAAACAACACAGCGCAGATCATGGCACCTTGCCCACAGCCACACAGATTGCTGCCACAACAGGTGTGAAACTGCAACACCTAGACGAGTTCAATAACGGACATCATGAATGGTTCATGCAGGAGTTTGAATCATTTACCAAGCGTCAAGAACTAGAACGTGCCATCTTGAAAGCCGCAGACCTGCTGGAAAAGGGCGAGTTTGATCCTGTGGAAAAACTGATCAAAGATGCTGTGCAGATTTCGTTAACCAAGGACATGGGCACAGACTACTTTGCTGATCCTGCGGCTCGTATCAACAAGTATTTCAACTCTGGTGGACAAGTATCAACAGGCTGGCCGCAGCTGGATCGATTGTTGTATGGTGGCTTCAGTAGAGGTGAGCTCAACATCTTTGCAGGTGGATCAGGTTCAGGCAAATCGCTTGTGATGATGAACATTGCACTGAACTGGTTGCAGCAAGGACTTAGTGGTGTGTACATTAGCTTGGAACTTTCTGAAGAACTGACATCGTTGCGTACTGATGCTATGTTGACCAGTATGAGTACCAAGGAGATTCGCAAGGACATTGATTCGGCAGAACTCAAGGTCAAAATGACTGCTCGCAACTCGGGCCAGTATCGCGTGAAAGCGTTGCCAGCACAAAGCAACATCAACGACATTCGCAGTTACATCAAAGAAGTACAGATTCAAACAGGTATCCGAGTGGACTTCATGATGATCGACTACTTGGACTTGCTGATGCCTGTGAGTGCAAAAGTTTCGCCCAACGACTTGTTTGTGAAAGACAAGTATGTGTCAGAAGAACTGCGTAACTTGGCCAAAGAGCTAGGTGTGTTGATGGTAACTGCATCGCAGTTGAATCGATCAGCTGTGGAAGAAATTGAATTTGATCACAGCCACATTTCAGGTGGTATTTCAAAGATCAACACAGCTGACAACGTGTTTGGTATCTTTACAAGTCGTGCTATGAAAGAGCGTGGCAAGTATCAGATCCAGTGTATGAAATCTCGAAGCTCAACCGGCGTTGGTCAAAAAATTGATTTGGAGTATAACATTGAAACCATGCGCATTACTGATGAAGGCGGAGACGAAGGCGGATACAACAAGCCACAAAGCTCTATTATGGAATCAATCAAGGCCAAGAGTCAGGTCAAAACCACAGAGGAAAGTGCCAGTGCTGCTCCAGCCTGGTCTAAACCTCAAGCTCAGTTGAGCAGCACACCCAAAGTTTCAGCTGACGTGCAAAGTGCAAAACTGAAACAACTGCTGGGGTCGATAAGGAGTAATCCGTAAAATGAAAATTTCTATTATAGGTGATAGTTTCTCTAGCGACACCTGTGACCACAGTTGGATTAAACTACTGTCGGAAAAATACGAAATTGATAATTTTAGTCAGCGTGGGATTAGTGAATATAGAATACTTAAAATATTAGAAAAAAATCTCGAAACTATTAAAAATAGTGATGTTGTAATTATATTCCATACCAATGCTGATAGGATTTATGTTCCAGACTTAACTGACTATCCACGACGCCGGCTTGATACACACCAGCACTGCGACATGTTGGCATCGGACGCTTTTTCTATGCCAGCATGGGCAGCGATTGCTGATGTATATTATAGGAATTTTTTTGATTTTGGGTTTCAGCAACATATATTTTCTTGTACAATGCAAAAAATAATAAATGTAGTTGAAGCTAAGAATAAAGTAATTCACTGCTCGGGATTTGAATGCAACACTAATAAAATCTACTCTTTTGCTCAGTTACGCAATACCAATCCAGGAATGATAAATCACTTTGACATTGATGGTAATCTACAAGTTTTCAACTATATCTTAGATAACTTAACATGAGCCAATCGATTTTAGTTGACTTGCGGAAACTAGCCTATAACACAGTGGACCTGTCTGACTATAATATTGTGGGCATGGTGCAAGACTATTTTAGCATTCAACAGCTACAAGAGCTTAAATCTTTTTATCCAAATATCAGCACAGTCATACAGAATAATTTTACAATGTTTGATAAGTTGCCTGTGGATTTTTATTGTATTCCTTATTGGCTGAGATTTCAAGCCCTTCAGTTTCCGCCTGAGTCACCGCCACTCATAACTACTCAGCATTGTTTTTCCTTCAATATTAACAAAAAACAAATCAATAGATATCTATTGATTAGAATGGTTGAATGGTTTAATCTCACAAACTTTTGTTATACTTGGAGTGGGATTGGAAGAGAGTTTGATATGACTCATATTATCCAAGAGTTTCAACTTCTTAAAGATCCTTTTACAAATGATCTTAAGACTTTCTTACTTGATCGTATCAAATTACCCACTTATTTTTTAGACACCGATTGTGCAACTCCAATAGAGGTACCTGACACTGTGTTAAGTGCAATGGATTATAGATCTAGTACAACCATGGATATGAATGTTGCAACCTGGAAAAATTTTATCCAGCAGCAAAATTACAGTTCTGCTGTGAGTTTGATTGCTGAATCTATTGTGTATGATAAAACAGCTGGGTTTACAGAAAAAACGTTGTACTCAGTCTTGGGCCTAAATTTTCCAATTTGGGTAGGCGGGTTCGCTATGGCCGAACAGTGGAAAAGCATGGGATTTGATGTATTCGATGACGTCATTGATCACTCCTATCAATATTATGATACATTGATTGAACGAATTTACTGGGCATTTAAACTTAATCTTGCTATGTTATCTGATATAAATTATGCAGAAAAAAAACGATTTGAATGCATGGATAGACTGTTGGATAACAAACAACGCTTAGAAAATGATTGCTTAAAGATTTACATCGAGGATCAAGAGGCCAAACTACCACCGATGCTGGTTAACATAATCAAAGAAAATCAGAGTGTATCTCCTGCATTAAAAATACAGTGTTGTTATGGTGAATTCCATAACTTGTTAAAGTGATTTATTTTTGTTTCTAAAAATTCAATATCCTGTAGTGGCATGATTCTATTGAGTTGTGGGTAGATCACTGATTTATAATACTGATAGTGACTGCCACTAGGCGGGTGCCCTTTGTATTTGGCGTTATACCAAGGCAGTTGGTTGCTCCAACAAAATCCCAGTAAGCTAGTTTGATCTATTTCTAATAACGACGAGTCAAGCATCTGCCTCCAATGATTACTTAATGGTAAGTCACTGATATCTTTTGCTGCAAAAGGATCTCTGCTATTGTCGCCTATCGTGTTGATCAGTTGTTCGGGATAAGACCATATTGGGCTGTCAAACAATACAAGTAATCCGCACTGTTTGACCTGGCAGATTAAATGTAAATTTATTATCTGCTGTATTGTGCGGGCGCAAAAGTGATCCCAGCTATAAAAATATTGCTTGTATATTTCTTTTTCTCTAGGAAACCACGATCCTGTGCACCAGAAGCCTGAAGAGTTGCTCACAGGTATTGGCAGATGTTTTTCTGTTTTTAAATCTTTATAAATCTGATTCTCAACATACCAGTCAAATTTATCGCAATTAGTAAACATTGCAATCACCATAGTTTCGTCGGTGATTGTGTTGTACTCGTTTAATATAGACTGAACTATGTATTCATTCCCTGCACCTCTGACCCCAACATTTTTACATTCTATTTTGCTAGCAGTTTCTAGTAGGTCAGCCCAAGTAAACCAAGGACCCGATGTGATACTACCGCCAGCTGCAATGATTTTTTTTGGTTGAGTTTTTGGGATTATTAAGTTTGACAGAAGCATGGTGTATTTAAATTTCTCTCAATGAGAGATTCAATTAAATCACAGAGTTACGTCACTGTAGCGCAGGTGCCCAAAGTTTCAGCTGACGTACAAAGTGCCAAGCTGAAACAAATGCTGGGCAAGATCAAAGCAGGTTAAGTGATTGAGCCCTTGATCACAGCAAAGCGCAACACAAGTGCTTCACTGAGTGAACCAGCGGTGATATTTCTAACACTGATCACTGCTGATCCTGTGTTACAGGCCACGTTGAACACATAGGCTCCAGCAGTACCACCACTCACATGGTTGATAACCATTAGGTCTGTACCATCAAGGTTGCTGTTGGTCAGAGTAAAACTCACTGTGGTATCGGCTGCTAGTGCAGTGTTCTGCATGGTAATCTGACCAGTAGCAGTGTTCAGTGTAACGCCAGTTGATTTGTTACCCCCTTGACTCACTGTACCACCTGCGCCTGTGGTATAACCTACACCGCCTGACGGGCTGGTTGATTGAATACGTCCTGCGCTGGCAATGTTGCCTGAACTGCTAATACCCACACATGAGATCAAGCCAGGTGCGGTAATGTTTCCACCTGCTATGTTACCAGTCACGTTCAAATTGCCTGTAATGTTGCCAGTAAATGCACTAATGCCGCCCACGTTTAGATTGCCTCCAATACCCACACCGCCTGTGATCACCAAGGCACCTGTGGTTGTATTGGTACTCACGGTATTAGCGCTCATAACTAGATTGTTGGTAAAAATACCTGGTTCTCGACTGTTGTCAAAAATCCAAATGACTGTGCCACCGTCGATAGTAACAAATTCAAAAGAATAGTTGCCTGTTTGTCCAAACGTAATAGTATTTGATACGCCCGGTGTGCCTGGAGATACACCAGCAACAGTAGCAATACCTTGACTCACTGCGGCTGGCAAAGTCACTGTGTGTGCAACGTTGGTCACGTTGATACCCACTCGCATAGTACCAGCTGATCCTGCTGCGGGCCAGTTGCTAAAGCTCAGGCTCACACTGCCACTGGTAGTAATTTGTTGAAATCCAGCAGCGGCGTAGTCAATGTTGATTGAGCCCGATGTTGCGGCTATTGGCAAATATGTGTAACTAACATCATTGAGTTCGACAGCATACAACAAGTTGTCGTTCATGTTGTTGTCCAGGGTGGTCCCTGTCAGGGCTGACTTCAGCACAACTTTTGCCTGAAGGTCGTCTATTTCGCCCTCTGCGTATTGAAAGTTTGTTTTGATGTTAGTAAAATTGTCTCTAAAGCCCTGCGTGTTGTTGGGCACTCCAGCAACTGGATAGTTGCCATCGATGTTGTTTGGGTTGATTTGGCTGCTCATGTGAAAGTCCTTGTTGTAGATATTTATTCAGTCCCAGAAATCGCTAAATAATCCAAAGGCCCAGAGCAATGCAGAAAAAAACCAGAAGTATCCTAGAAGAGCTTGAATCACTGTATGTGGAGCGTGATCAGCGTCTGCTGATTGAAAATCGTGCTGCAA